GGAAAAAACAGCCTTGTGTTCTTCCGGGATAGCATCTTCGTGGGTTTCTTCTTCCACCTCCGGCGTTTCAGGCGCGTTCGGTGTTTCTTCCGCTTCAGGCGTTTCCGCCGCTTCGGTCGTTTCTTCAGTGGTTTCACTGACCTCTGAATCCTGACCTTTGACCTCTGGGGTCTTCTCCACAACCGCGTCCATCGAATCAATCAGAGCTTCGATTGTACCTGTGTTTTCATTGACAGCGATTTCGACGCCTTTACCAGCGCCCGGCTGCTGTTCCACATTTCCATTTTTGGTCATGATGCTCTCCATCAAGTGAACAGAGCGTTAGTGGGTGCTCAGATTCCCCTGCGAGAAATCCCTTCCCGCAAGACCAGAAAATGCAAAAGGCGTGTCGGTGTAAACCGACACGCCCCAGAACCGAACCAAACCGCAAGGACTTAACCAAAATAGTTTAACATATACTCATAAATTTTGACTTCACTGCCCGAAGCGTCTTGCGTGCGCTCCGGTGCAGGTCGTGGATTGCAGGTCATTCCCCACCGTCCTTTCTTATTACGTCCCTGATTACCTGCTCAACTTCTTTTATTGGCAGACTAAATCTAGTTTTCTGATGGTATAGTTCGAGGGCTATATCATGCACAGATTGACCACCCATAAACCGCTTGTAGATGCGTTGCTTTTCTCTCGTTCTCATTTCGCGTCATTTCTCGCCTGCTCAGCGGCGAACTGTTGAAGCGATTTCCTGCACAGTTCATTTGAGTCTTGCCCGTCTGGACAATCTACTTCTACGTAACAGCCCCATTTATGTACTACATCTAATGGTATGAGCTCACCCGCCGCTTTCTGGCGTTTGAACTCGGCGTTTTCATTCTCTGCGACAACAGCCCGTCCGAGGTTATTGACAGCCATTTCCTGAGCCTCTGCGCGTTCCTTTCCAACCCTCCTAACCATTTCAATTAGTGCGGATTTAGGCATTTTAGAAACACACTTTTCCCATTCTTTTCCATACGGTTCGTAGTCACTCATTGTCTTTCCCTTTCTGCTATCAGCCCCAACGCCATAGCCGCCGCGACGAATTGCTGTTCGGTTAAGTCGCTGAATTTAATCATGGCCGCCCTCCGTTTCAATTTTGGTAAGTAAGTTTTGAGCATCCCAACACCAGCAAGTTTCTTCGCAGGTTATGAATGCTCGCTTTGTATGGTCGCTAACCGCTGTTTGAAGCAACTCCCTCAACGTCTCCACGGTCTGCTCCAGCTTCATGCCAACGGTAAGCGGGATAACCTCTTCGCGTAACGCATGGTTGATTACTTCGTGACGATGCTTGTCGCATATCGGCAGTTTAGATGTGTCGTTGTAGTTGCTCATTTCGTTTCTCCTTTCAAAAGCGACCAGCCTTCCTACTTTTAAGCCTCGCGGTGCGAAGCCCTTCGGTCGGCCAGTCAAAGTTTATTTCTTCTCCTGAACTTTCTTCTGCCGGGCGTAATAGACCGCCAGCATTTCTCCGCGCAGTTCCATCACGGCCTGAGAGCGCACGATGGCCAGCCCCTTGTCTTCGAGCGATCCGGTCGCCTCATCCTCCCAGCGCTGCATGAGCCGCCACGCGCATTCATCCATCCCGCGCCAGGCGTGAGCCTCCGGCCCTGCGGCCAGCAGAGTTTCCAGCACCTCGTCACTTTCCCGCTGGATCTTCTGCACCACCACCAACCGCCGCGCCGGCAGCAGCCGCGCGATCATCTGTCCGATCTGGCCAATCTGTCTGATCTTTTCCATAATTTTCCCTTTCATTTGAAAACAAAATGCTTCGGCGTCAGCCGACCCGCCCCCACCAGTTGACGGAACTTCCACGCGGAAAGCCCGTACGCCTTCATAATATGGCCCCGCTTCACGAATGCGTGATCCGGCAGCCCCTTGCATTCCCCCAGCACACCCACCACTTCCTCCCGCAAAAACAATGGATTGTCGGCGGGAATCCGCAGAGCGGATTCAGTTGTTGGTTGCTGGTTGCTGGTTGCTGGTTTACTCATTTTCTTCGATCTCCAATTTGATATGTCCCATCCGTCTGATCCGTCCAACTCCCCAATCTCCAATCGGCAATGCCTAATAGCATCCTCCGCCCCCAAACCGCATGACCTTCTGTTCGTCGCAATGCTGAATATCCTTCAGCAGCGCCATGCGCAGGCAGTCTACCGGGTCTTTGCAGGCTCCCTTCTGTCCATCGAGCCCCGTCCAAATCTTCATTGCAAAAATCAGGTTCTGACATTCCGTGCTGATCCGCAGCTTCGGACGGTTTAGGTAATCCACCGGCTTGGTGGTGTCGTACGAAAGCGCGTCGTTTATCATCTGCACCCCGTCGTCAATGCTGTGACGACTTCCGCTGACCGATTCGTAGAACGTCAGGCCAATCGCGTCGAACTGCTCAAACAGATTGATCTGTCCGCCGTCGTCGTAGCCGTTGGCATTGCCGAAGCGCGCATCGAGAAAGCGCATGTAGGTTTTCTCTTTCGCGGCAGCGTGTTCGTTCCAAGCCTTGATCTGCTCCGCCGTGGCATCGAGCGTGTACTGTTCCCAGCCTTCCAGCCTAGCGATCTCTTTCTTGTACTGCATCAGCCCCCATCCGAAATTCTTCTGTGCGGGGCCTTTCTTGCCGTCGTAGAGCTTCGCGTTATCGCTCGGCTCAGCCCACGGGCCGGTGAAGCCCTCGGTGGGGATGGCATAGGAAGGGCAGGGCCATTCGCGGTACACGTAGATTTCCTCGGTCGTGCAGCGGATCCACAGCATAAACATGTTCCGATCCCTGGACGGGTCGCAGATCATGTAATTCGTTCCAGCCTTTGGAATCGCAGCGGGCGCAATCGTGTGGACATCTTCATCAAACAGCGGGAAAGCACCGGCCATGCGCCGCTCCGTGAAGCCGTAATAGCGCTCCTTGATTTCATCCGCGCTGGCGTGGCGCACCTTGTTCCAAACCTCGGGAGCGTTACCAAACGGATTATCATCGGAATGGAAACAGATCACCCCCATGCGCTTGTTCTGGCTTTGAATCACCCGCGGAACCGCCGCGAACACCCGTGGAGCAGACACTCCTGTCTGCTCATCCACGCATAGGTGCTTCACCGTCAAAGACCTGCGATCCACCATCTCCCCCGGCACAGATTTCCAGCTCGCAACCTGCGAGAAGGTTTGCGGTTTGTAGCTTGCGGTTTGTGGCTCTGACTCAAAACCTCCAACTTCCAACTTCAAACTTTGCTGTATCCAGCAAAGGCAGTCCTCCTGCCTCAGCGCCAGCTTCTCTTCCGGCTCCTTGCCGTCGCGTGGAAGCAGGAATGCCTTGCCGTAGCGCAGAACCTTGGCCCCGTCGAGAAACATCCCCACCGTCGGGCTGTAGCCGTAAATCGGGGTAAAGCCCAGCATCATCGCACTGCCGCGCGTCGCCAGGCGGAAGAACAGCGTTTGCAGCCAGTCCACCGGGATCAACTCATCCGCCACCGCGCCGATACACCGCTCCTTCATCGGCTCGCCCAGTTCCTCGCCCTCGATCTTATCGCGCTGCTGCTGATAATTGCGGAAACCGCACTCTGACCGGTTAGGCAGAATGAATCCCGTACCGTCAGAAAAGCCCGTCTTGGCCTTGTAGGAAATGTACGCCTCCGCTCCGCGCAGCGCCTGCACCTTCAACTCCTGCGGAAGATATTTATACATCCGCTCCTGATGAATCTTGCGGGACATTTCCGAATCCGTGTGGAACATCAGCAAATTCACCCGCGCAAACTTCAGCACGCTCGCCATTGCCAGATAGCACTCCAGCTCTGACTTGGCCGACCGGTTGCCGCCCAGCACGCACAGAACATCCCACGGGGTTTCCATCCCAAACGAATCACGCACCGCCTGGCCGAACGCCGCGCCGCCTTCAATCTTCGTCCCGTCGTCCTTGAACAGAGAAGGGGGGATCAGCCAGTCCAGCCCCAGCACCGCCATGCAGATAAACCACACGCTCGGTTTATAGCCGTACATCAGCGGATTATTCAGCTCACGGTGAATCTTCTCCTCGCGCAGACGGAACAGCCAGTTAAACTTTTCCTGCAACTGATCGCGGGAAGGGGAGACAATCCCCTCCGCCCGTAACAGCGCCACCGCGTCCCGTATCTCCACCGGCGCATAAACCGGATGTTTGGTTGCTTTGCTCATATCAAATCCTTTTCAAACTCATCACCGACTACTTTTGTAAACACCCGTAGTTATCAACGCCGAGCGTCCGCATCTTTCGCTCGAATTCTTCAAGCACTGCTTTTGCCACGCGCATCCTGCACTTCGGACAGTAATCTGATCGCACACCGCCGTTAAAAGACGGCGACGAAAC